ACATTTGATGCTTTTTGGCGGTTCCCGTTCTGGAAAAACATTTCTTTTGGTGAGAAATGTCATTATGCGGGCTCTCAAGGCCCCAAATTCCAGGCATGCGATCCTGAGATTCCGTTTCAACAGCGTCAAAGCGTCTGTGGTGCTGGACACTTTCCCCAAAGTCCTGTCCTTGTGCTTCCCTGGCGTGAAGCCGAGGATGGACAAGACGGACTGGTTCGCCGAGTTTGATAACGGATCTCAGATCTGGTTCGGCGGATTGGATGACAAGGAGAGGACAGAAAAGATCCTTGGCATGGAATTTGCTACAATCTATCTGAATGAGGCGTCGCAGATTCCGAAAGGTTCGAGGGATTTGGCCGTCACCCGTTTGGCCCAGCACGTGGACCAGATTATGGAGGGGGCAGCGCCATCGCCTCTGAAGCCGAGGATGTATTACGACGCGAACCCGCCGTCCAAGGCCCATTGGACCTACGCCTTTTTTGTGGACAAGCGCGACCCGGAAACGAAAATTCCCCTCCTCAGACCAGAGGAATATGCCTGTTTCCAGATAAATCCTGGGGACAATGCGGAAAATGTTTCCCCTGAGTATTTGGATACGCTGAGAGGGTTGAGTGCGAGGCTACAGAAGCGGTTTTTGAAAGGTGAGTTCGCAGACGCAACGCCCAATGCTCTGTTCCACGATGAGGATTTTGATAAATGGAGAGTGGTTTCCACCACCCCTCCTGAGTTTGTGCGAGTTGTGGTAGGGGTGGACCCATCTGGTTCCGGGGATGTGGACAATGCGGACAATGACGCTATAGGTATCGTGGTAGGCGGGCTTGGGGTGGATGGAAATGCTTACTTGATTGAGGATTGCACCGTGAAAGCTGGGCCAGCGACGTGGGCCAGGGTGGCTACCCAGGCTTTTGATCGGCACCAAGCTGACGTTATCGTGGCTGAAATGAATTATGGCGGGGCCATGGTGAAGAGCACGATCCAGACCGCTAGGCCCAGGACCCCATTCAGAGAGGTGAAGGCTTCCAGAGGTAAACACGTCCGGGCAGAGCCTTTTTCTGCTCTGTATGAGCAGGGAAAGATCAGGCATATTGGTGAATTTCCTGAACTTGAGGATGAGATGGTGGCGTTTTCGAGCACAGGTTACGTCGGGAGCAGTAGCCCAAACAGGGCTGATGCCTGGATTTGGGTTCTGTCCAACCTGTTTGGGGCGATAGTGAACCCAACGAAGAAACCCCAGGATTTCCAACCTGTTCCGGTTGCTAATAGGTGGAGATAGGATTATGCTTCAGACCATGATGAAGACCTCCGCCGTCCATACCCGAGCCTTGGCCAGATTTGACGACATCCAGAGTGCTGTCAGACCAGAACGTCTTCAGTCTCTTGAAGACCGGAGGTTCTACAGTATTGCCGGAGCCCAATGGGAAGGAAGCCTTGGCGATCAATTCGAGAACAAGCCTCGGATTGAGGTGAACAAGATTCACTTAGCCATCATCCGTATCTTCAACGAATACCGGAACAACAGGATCGACGTTCAGTTCGTTAGTAAGGACGGGTCAAAGAACAACAACCTGTCCGATGTGTGCATGGGTCTGTACCGGGCCGACGTTCAAGACAGTTGCGCCGAGGAAGCGGACGACAACTGCTTTGAGGAAGGAGTTGGGGGCGGGATGGGGGCCTGGAGACTCCGGGCTGTGTATGAAAATGAGGATGACCCCAAGGATGAGCGCCAACGTATCCGGTTCGAGCCCATCTACGACGCGGATTCTTGCGTGTTCTTCGATCTGGACTCCAAGAGACAGGATAAGGCGGACGCTAAATACTGTTTTGTCTTAAATTCCATGACTACTCAGGCTTACATCGACGAGTATGAGGACGATCCCGCAACATGGCCTAAAGGTATCGAATCTACCGTGTTTGATTGGAGCACCCCGGATGTTGTCTATGTGGCGGAGTACTACGAAGTCGAGCACGTAAAAGACGAAATCGTTACATTTAGAGACGTTTTGGGGATGGAAAAGAAGTTCTACCAGTCCGATCTGGACGAAGACCCATCTATGCTGGACGAAATGAACCAGATGATGGGTAAGGAGGTGTCCAGGCGGGCGGTTAAGACCAAGAAAGTCCACAAATACATCTTGAGCGGTGGTGGGGTACTCGAGGATTCAGGCATCATCGCAGGGTGTTGTATCCCTATCGTCCCTTTCTATGCGAAGAGGTGGTTTGTTGATGGCGTAGAGCGGTGCATGGGCCATGTGCGCTTGGCCAAAGACGCCCAGCGCCTGAAAAACATGCAGTTGTCCAAGCTGGCTGAGATTTCCGCCCTGTCCAGTGTGGAAAAACCGATCCTGACCCCTCAACAGATCAGCGGCCATCAGCTAATGTGGGCCGACGACAATATCAAGAACTATCCTTACCTCCTCATCAACCCCATTACGGACGCAGCGGGTAACGAGTTGCCGAGTGGGCCAGTGGCCTACACTCATTCCGCCCAAGTCCCCCCTGCTATGGCTGCGCTGCTTCAGATTACTGAACAAGACATGAAGGAAATCTTGGGGAATGTGGGTGAAGCCGAGAAAGTAGTCAGCAACATCAGCGGGAAAGCCGTGGAATTGATCCAGACTCGTCTGGACATGCAGAGCTTCATCTACATCTCGAACTTTGCTAAAGCGAAGAGGCGAAGTGGGGAAATCTGGTTGTCTATGGCGAAGGACATTTATGCTGGCGGGGAAGAGAAGAGGAAGATGAAAGTCCTTGGGCCCCAAGGAGAGGTTTCGTCAACAGAGTTGATGAAGCCCGTCATGTCTCCTGAAGGTGAGATCACTTACGAGAATGACCTGTCCGACGCCTCTCTTGACGTGAGCGTGGAGGTAGGCCCCACTTCCCAGAGCAAGAAGGATTCCATCGTCCGGTCCTTGACTGGGATGATGGCTCTGACCCAAGACCCCGAAACTCTCCAAGTCCTTCAGTCCATGACGATGATGAACATGGAGGGCGAAGGCATCAGTGATGTTCGGGACTACTACCGTGCCAAACTCGTGAAGATGGGTGTGCTGAAGCCCACCGAAGACGAGAAGAAGATGCTGAAGGCTGCGGCGGCTAATGAACAGCCCGACCCCCAGACTCTACTCATGCAATCCATGGCCCAGAATGAATTGGCGAAGGCCGAGAAGGCGAAAGCTGATACCATGAAGACCTTGGCCGAAACTGAGAAAACCAAAGCTGATACTGAAAAAATCCTCGGAGATATGAGCATTGGGGCGCAAAAGAACCTGCTCGATACTGCCGAGAGAATTGGCTTAGTAAGCGGAAACCGGGGGCCCGCATCTGCTTCCCCGAGAACGAAAGGACAGTCGAATGGCTGAAGAAACAGAAGAAACCACAATCACCATCGGTGGTGAAGAACCTCTTGAGAACGAAGCCACAAGCCAAGAGGAACCTCCTGCACCTGCCGTTGAAGATGAAGTGGTTGTGTCCATCGGTGACGAGGAGATCTCTCCGGCTCCTACCACCGAGAAAGCACCTGAATGGGTGCGGGAACTCCGGCGAAAGAACCGCGAGGACCAGCGGCGTATCCGAGAACTCGAAGAAAGGCTAAAAGCAACGGCTGAGAACAACGATACCAGCCGATCCAACCGAAAGCCAACTCTCGAAGATGCGGAATACGACACTGAAGCCTACGAAAAGGCTTTGGCAGACTGGATCGAGCGGAAACGCGTCGAAGAGGAACAACTTCTGGCGGCAAAACAGGCAGAAGAGCGGGCAGCCACCGAGTGGAAAAACAAACTCGATAGTTACGCCAAGGCTCGAACTGATCTGAAAGTGAGTGACTTTGAAGACGCGGAAGCTGAGGTTTTGAACACTCTGGGCGTTACCCAGCAAGGCATCATCATCCAAGGGTCGGAGAACCCCGCCCTTCTGGTGTATGCCCTGGGCAAGAACTCAGAGCAGGCTAAAAAACTCGCAGCTATCCAAGATCCTGTCAAATTCGCTTTTGCCGTAGCCAAACTGGAGGCGCAGTTGAAAGTAACCAAACGAAACTCTCCCCCACCTCCCGAGACCAAGGTTTCAGGCAATGGCCGAACCGCCGGGACTGTGGACTCAACCCTGGATAGGCTTCGGGCAGAGGCAGAGAAGACTGGGGACTACACCAAAGTCACCAAGTACAAGGCCCAACTCCGAGCCAAGACAACTTAAAAAGGAACCCAAGACATGGCCAATGAATTTTCCAAAGAGGAACGAGTTGCTTTTGAGAGCATTCTCGAAGGCTTCAACGATGCCCTCGTGCTCTCCAAGAACGTGTCTCTCTTCAACACCGACCAGCAAATGATGGAACG